CACCGAACAGGAGCACCTGATTGGTATCGGTGTTGTCGATGGGCATGAACTCCGAGTTGACGATGGGGTAGCCGTCGATCTCCTTGGCCGGCATCGCAAAGCCCGAGCCGAGAACGCCAGGCCAAATGAACCTTCCACTTCCGTCAACTAATTTCCTGATGTGGCCCTCTACGGACCTTCTGCACATCCACTTCGCATTCGCGATGTACTGGCTTGGTACCGCGTACTCGACGTCGATGATCTTCGGGGCACTACCGGCAGCACCAGAGGTGTTGCTGATCGTGTTGGTGGTCGTGCCTTCCACGTCTACCGTGGTCAGACCGCTGTTGAGCAGACCGAGCGGGTGAAGCGCGGAACCGTCGCCGTTCAGGAACTCGTTATCCTCGACCAGCGCCATATTCTCGGCGCCGTTCTGGCTGAGGAATGCGAGCACGTTGACCACGGCGTCAGCGATGAAGTCATTAGACAACTTCGTGACTACCCTGATCTTCTTGACCGGCACGTCGAACGAGCCGAACGCGGCATCCGTATCGGTGAACGTTGGTGTCTCCCCAGCAACCGAACCAACGAAGCCCGATGACCAGATCGAGCCGCCGCCAGTTGACAGACCGCCAGTCGTGGCGCTTGCCGCCTGCACCATTGGGTACTTGAGAATGTCGCGGCTCGTGGCCTGTATGCGGGCACCAGCCCGACGGACGCCGGCCATCTGCGCCTTGCGGACGAGCAGTTCAGCCTGGATGTCCGGCGGAACGAGGAATCCGCCAGCGGTATCTGTGCCTTCGGTGAGGGCCTTCTGCTCGTCGCTGCTCAGCCGCGTGTAGGCCATCCCAGCATCGTGCATCTGGCCCGCTAGCCGCAGGTAGCGTTCGTAGGCTTTCCTGTAATCCGGCTGCATGGCGCGACGGGTGATCCTGATGTACTCCTTGACGCCGTCGCCGGCATCGGCAGGAACATCACCGAAGAGCGTCTCCTCGGTATACATCGGGTACATCTCGCCGACGCTGGTGGGGGCGTAGACCATCCCGCCTTTGACTTCCCATCCGCCCTGACGCAGGGCTTTGTGGCCGTCGTCTTCGTTCTCGCCGACGCCGTGCGGAACCTTGTAGTTCGGACTGTTCAGGAAATCGTCAAGGTTCGCAAAGTCCTTTTTGCTTTCGTCAAGCGCCCGCTCTTCCTTGATCTCGCCGGCGAGTTCGTATCCGCGCGCTCGCAGCGCGATCAACTCATTCTGCTTGTCCTGCGGCATGCCGCCGGCAGCGTACTGTTCGATGATGGCCGTACCACGAGCCTTTACAGACTCCAGTTCGGCCCGCTTCGTGGTCAGGCTCATCTATGCGACCTCCTCAAGGTCCAGTAGTTCGAAAGCCGTGCGCCACGTATTGGCGAGGGCCGCGCCATCTTCACCGCGATCAATTTCCTGCGCTCGTTTGACCACCTGATACGCCAGGTCGCCAAGCGCCTTCGCCTCCGTCTGAGCACCGTCGTACAGCCGCATAGCCTCATGTGTGTCAAGACCCGACCGGGTCATAGCCCAGCGGTCCGCGGCAGCACGATCGGCCAACACCAGCGCCTTGTAGGCGATCTCCAGGAACATCCGAGAAGCGCCAACCGTCCGGTCGTACGTAGCGGTCGATTTCAGGCCGAACAGACCAGCATCCCAGGCGTGAGCCATCATGTGGCCGATTGCCTTGTGCTCGTCGCCGGGGGCCTCCAGGAACTCCCTGACCACGTCGATGTCGACCGAGCCGTCCGGGTTGTGGTGCGGCACGTGCCGCGCTGAGCGGGGGACGGTCTTCTGTTCCGTGTCGAGCACGCCGCCCGAGTCAATGTAGGCAAACGCGGAATCTTCGAGATCCATAGATACTCCCTTCGCGGCTTGTGCAACCGCGGAATCCGCGGATACGTCTATTCCTAGCGCTCGCGCGCGGCTGATAATCTTCCTGGCGGCGGTAGCGCGTTTCGCCGGCGACTCGAAGTGCGTCTGATTGAATCGAGCCATTGCCGCTCGCACGTGTGCCGCGTCGTTGACTGGCAAATGCTGCCCGCCGCTGGAGTCGGTGTAGGCGTAGTCGCCGGAACTGAGCGCATTCCGCGCGGCCGCGTCGAGCGTCGCCTTGAATGCCTTACCGCGAGCTTCGGCGGCGTCATCGACAAACGCCTGCTGTACGGGCTTCGGCTCGCCGAGCGTCGGCTCCATGTCCGAATCGAGCGTGTACGGGAAGTCCCAGTACTCGCCGTCCGAATCGCCAGAGGTCATCGACATGACGATCACGTGGTCAGGGAACGTCGCCACTACGCAGCAATAGCCGCCGAGCGCAGCCGTAGCGGCATCTGACAGGTCGCCCTGCAAGTCCTCGTAGGACTCATCGACTAGCGAGGTGGCTTTCTTCGCCTTGACGCCGAGCGCTACTGCCTGCGGGTTAGCGGCGAGGCCCGGCGAGGCGAGGAACGAATACTCGATCAGGTCTACGTCTTCGAGGATGCGCGCCTTCTGCTTGGCGTCCCAATGGTCTTTGACGGTCCGGAAGCCGATGCTCATGCCGAGCGTCTTGCCTTTAGAAAGGCGCGCCTTGGCGACCTCTAGAAGGGCGTTCCCGTCAGGTGTGTCGTAGATCAGCGAGCGGGTAAACAGTCCGTGACTGTCGGCCCGCATCTCGAGCGGCTCACCGACCGGCAACTTCGTCGAGTCGTGGCCGACGAAGATGGCGACATCTGGATTGGCCTGGATCGTGCGGTTGAACGCAGACGGGGCGATAATGTCGTTGACGCGGTCTTTCGCCCATGCAGCCGCGTAGCCTTCGATGGTGCGACCAGAAACGGCTTTGAGTTCGAAGCCTATGGGGAGAGTTTTTGTCTCGGGCAAAGAAAAACGGCCCTCGCACTGCTTTGCTGGGCCGCGATTGCAGTGGGGGCCGCTTATATGTGGTTGAGAATCTAGATTTGACGCTAACTATGTGCGCGCGCCTACGTTTGTGTCAAGAGATTGCGAATTCAGGATCTTCTCAAGGTCTTTTACCAACTCGGGGCGCAAGTTGCCGGGCAGTTGCATGGCGATCGTGGCAGCCTCGCACGCCAGCGCCATACGCCCTTCGTATGAGTGCTGGCAGGCGAGTTCATACCACGAGACGCGGTCGTGCGGCTGTTCCTGTAGTTGCTTCGCCAGGAGCGTCGTATTCCGTCGGTCCTTGTCGCGGAGTTGGTAGATGGCCGGGTCGTAGCCGTACGTCACCATGCCGATCCCGCCGCGTAACCAGCCGAGGCGTAACGGCGAGCCGTCCTTAGCCCTGAGCACCTCGTGGACGCGGTTCTCGTAGTGGATGCCGCGGTGATTCGGGAACAGCCTAATGCTCGGCAGTGCGTCGACCTCCTGGACCGTGTCGTCTAACCTGCGGTTCTGGATCTGGAATCCGTAGGCGTCAACGTCCGCGCGCGGCTGTCGCATGGTCTGGCTAATCATGTAGTGGCCCCAACTGGTTACTCGATCATCGGCGTCAATGATCAGGATCCAATCCTTGCGCGCTTTCTTGATGCCGAGGTTCCTGGCGGCGGAGAACGAGTCTTCCCAGTCGAAGTCGTGGACGCGCGCCCCGGCCTTACGAGCGATCAGTACGGTACTGTCGGTGGTCCGGCTGTCGATTCCGACAACTACCTCGCTCGCAAATGCGACCGAAGCCAGCGCACCGGGCAAGAGCGCTTGCTCGTCCTTGACGATGAGGCAGACACTCAGAGTTGAGTGACTCAAGGCCCCGCGATCTTACCCAATTCGGCACGCCTCCGCTGATGTCACAATCCTAACCGAATGATTGACAAGACTCACCGTATCGTGTATATTGAGTGTATGGAAAACAACACCGCAACACTCGCCACCAGCCCCCGCCTCATCATCAACTGCACACACTGCAAAACCGTTACTGGCCGAATCGAACTCGACACCAGCAGCGACCGCGCCCGCCGTGCTTATGTTCTCGGCGGCGAATGGGTCCGTTGCCCAGTTTGCAACTACTCAATGATGGCCGACGCAGTTCGTGGCACATACAACGCCAGCAAAAAATGCAAAACCTCTTGTGTCAACGCAAAACGCGGCGACTGCGAATGCTCTTGCGGCGGACGCGACCATGGGATTTACGCCTGATGACGCCGCTCGAGTTCACCGAAGCCCGCGAATCGCTGCACCTGTCGCAGGTGGAACTTAGCCGTGTGCTCGGCATTCACCCAAACATCGTCAACCGCTGGGAACGCGGCCACGCCAAGATTCCGCCGTACATGAACTGGGCGCTATCTGGCATTACCCTGAGCATCGGCCTTGACGGGACTATCACCAAGCCTTGGATAGCTTAGCCCGGCGCGCTAGCGTTGAGCGCGTTGCACTTCTGACAGATGATCTCCCATGGTCTGCTCATCTTCCCCGCCAACTTGCGTCGGCACTGCCAGCAGCGCGGCGCGTGATCGGTCACGACCGGCTGTAGCCGTATCGCCGTGTTCTCGGGCCGCGGCATGTCCGTTGTCTCGACCTTCACCACATGACCTCAAGGTGGCCGTCGTACAGCGCCGGCTGGGCCGGAATCGTCAGCATCGGCCATTCCACGAACTGATACGGCGGGCCGCCGAACCAGCGGCCGTCGGCATCTTCCTGGGCCTGCGGGAAGTTCCACACCATCAGCCCGTGCCGGCAATGCTTGAGCACGCGTTCGGCGTACCAGTCGCGCGTAGCCTGGTCGAACTCAGAGAACGCATACATGCTGATACAGAACACGGGATGACCCATCTGTACCCACGGATACGTAGATCCGATCCCGTCGAACGCATGCGCATTCACGTCAAGCGCATCGAGAACCCGCTGCTGCAGTTCGACCACATCTGGCAAGTCGAACATCAGGTACGGGTTTATCCCGGTCTTGAAGTAGCGGCTAAACCCCTTCATGTAGAACGCCAGCCCGCCGTAGCCGCCGCCGATCTCGACAACGTCGATCTGGTCTACGTCCAGCGAGTCGATGTGCTGCCACACTTTGATCGCGTGGCACAGGTACCTCATGTTGCCAGTCGAGTACGTGCCGAGGTCAGCGATCGGCACCTGTACCGGCGTTCCAATGCTGTCATTCTGCCTGCACAGTAAGCGCACGTAGTCGATACTCAGGTTCGGCATCTGCGCGAACGACCACTTGAGCATGATCTCGGCGAACTCGACCGGCGTGTGCTCAAGCACCTCTTGATAGCGCGGGTCACTCTTGAATGTCCACTCTGACGGCTTCTGCTTGATCGCCTCGCGCACGGCTGCCAGGTAGTTGGTGTATAGACTCAGTGTCGCCGGCGCGCTGATCATGCTGCGCTCCGATACTGCATGCTGCAGTGGCAGTTACTCAAACAGGATCGCGAGCCTATTGCCGGCAGTGAGCCGATCGCTACCCATCCCTGAGCCGAACAGCCCAAGCACGTCCCGCAGTGCCGATCCGAGCCGCCTAAC